CTGATGAAGATCAAGAAATACCAGATCCTACACTGAATTATGATGCTATAAAATTAACTGGTGCTGAACGTAGAACTGCTATAGCTCTACTCCCAGCAAGAAGTAAAAGAAATGGTCAACAAAGAGGAGTCATACAGAATATATATAAAGAACAAAAAATAGTTTTTCGAGATGATACTGGAAGATACCCAACTAGTACAGATGCCATAAGAAGAATGGTAGAAGATAGGTATAATGCGTATAGAAGATTAGAACAATCAAATCAGACTGGAAAATATAGTAAAAGAGATAGAATGGCTGCTAGACAAAAAGCAAGAGACCAAAATTACAGTAGAAAGAAAAATCGAAATAGAAGAGGCTGATAAGAGTTTGTTAGTATAAATAATATTCGTATATTATTAAAAAGGTTATAAAAGTGTTTTATATAGTAGAGCAAGAAGAAAAGTTACTTAGTTTAGAAAGGTTAGTTAGGTTAGGAGTGTATGTTGATGTTATTTCGTCAAACGATTTATACCACCCTAAATTAAGTTCCACAATTGCAGTATATATTAGATTAGTGGGATCCGATCACGGTCATATAATACCTATTAATCACGATGAAGGTTTAAATATTTCAAAAGACCGTGTCTATGATATTCTTTCCAAAGCTACTAAGCTATATACTAGAAATAAAAAAGAACTTCTCTATCACTTTAACTTACAGGATGCTATAGATTTATCCCTACTTTACTCTATGACTAAATACGATAGATTAGAGTATAATAAAGAAAGTACTACTTTAAATTACTTTTATAATAAACATCGAGATTTTGCTAATATAAATCAACTTATTCCTATATCTAAACTTTATGAATCCTGTAATAAAGTATATGATCAAATTAAAAGCATAATAGAGTATAAACTACCCTCTGGATTTGATTTTTATAATAAAACTGCTACAAACGTATTCTTCTTATTAGAACAATCAGGATTAGGTGTATTTTACGAAAATTATGTAGATATATTTAAACCTCGTAACCCTATTCATAACACTATTAATAACTCAGTATTAACTTCATACAATTTATACAATGCTACCTCTAGACCAACTAATGCTTACAATAGCGTTAATTTCGCTGCTATTCCTAAGTCTGAAAAACATAGAAAATGCTTCAGACCTCAAAACGACTACTTTGTTGAGTTTGATTTTGACGGTTATCACTTGCGTTTACTTTGTGATCAGATTGATTATGCGCTAACTAAAGAATCTGCTCATAAGCAACTTGCGAAACAATATTTTAATAAAGAAGAAATAACAGAAGAAGAATATGACAAAGCAAAACAAATTAACTTTCACGCAATTTATGGAAAGATACCCGAAAAATGGGCTGACCTTGAGATCTTCACAAAAATTAAGGATTTTATCGATAAATTATGGAAAGAATTCGAAGAAAACGGAGCAGTTATGGCACCTATTAGTGGAAAAAGCTTTAGTAAACAGTTAAAAGACATGCATCCTCAGAAATTAATGAACTATGTCATGCAAAGCTTGGAAACTTCAAGAAATATACTTATATTAAAGAATATACTTAGGTATTTAAAAAACAAGAAAACAAACGTTGTTCTTTATACTTATGATGCTTTACTTTTCGATTTTAGTAAAGAAGACGGTAAAGAAACATTAGAAGACATAAAGGAGATCTTAGAAGAAGATGGGAAATACCCTATAAAATTTAAACACTCGAAAGATCTTTGTTTATAAACATGAAAGATATTTATATATGATACAAGAAGCTATCACCATGGAGTTCGATTATGATATTGACCCCATTTATTTTAATGAAGATATGAGCAACAAATTATTTTGTACTTTTGCTACTCAAGATACTTTAGACCAAGTTCTCGAGGAAGTAAAAGAACGCTATAAAATCATATATAATAAAATCTTTGTACTTTATTCTAAAAGTCAAGATGAGTATATATGTACCTATAATGTAGATTTTGGTAATGTAGGATCCTTCTTGGATAATACTATTTTAGTACACCGTAAAAAAGAATCAAATACCCTATATACTATTAATGCATTGAATACTTTAATAAAGGAGTTGAATGGAGGTGTGTTAGATACATCATATAGAATTAACTGGCCAGATTATAAAAATTGTATACTATTGACTAAAGGGCCAGAATTAAAAAGAGTCAATACAAAATTATACAAGATTTTAGAGTTGGAGAATTAAAATATTCTTCTTATATTACAATAAACGTTATAAATAAATTAGTTATATGGACTTAAATGCAATCCGCGCAAAGCTGGATACGCTAAATAATAGCGGCCAGCAAAAAGAAAAAACAGATTACTCCAAGATTTTTTGGAAACCGGAATTAGGTAAACAGACGATTCGTATCGTTCCTTCTGCCTATGATCCTGCTTTTCCGTTTAAGGAATTAAAATTCCATTACGGTGTAGGAAAATATCCGATGGTAGCTTTATCAAATTTTGGTAAGCAAGACCCTATTGAAGAGTTTGTAAAAGAACTTAGAAAGACGAACGATAAAGACAATTGGTCATTATCAGGTAAACTTAACCCTAAAACTAGAATCTTTGCTCCTGTAGTAGTTAGAGGAGAAGAAGATAAAGGTGTTAGATTATGGGGATTCGGTATTACTATCTATAAAGCATTACTTGCTTTAGCAGAAGATGAAGATATCGGAGACTTTACAGACGTTATTAATGGATGGGATATGGTAGTAGAGCAACAAGCTGGTAATCCTTACCCGGAGACTAGTGTTCGAATTAAACCAAAACAAACTCCTTTATCTGATAATAATGATTCAGTAGATACTTGGTTAAAGACTCAACCTAATCCTATAGAAGTACATACAGAGTATGATTATGACTTCATTAAGAAACAATTACAAGGTTATTTAAATCCTGGAGCTGAGGAAAGTACTACAGTTACTAAGGATACAGATACAACTCTGCCAGAAAGCTTAGGTCAACAAAAAACTGACTTTACTTTGGAAACAGCTACGGCTGGCAACAAAGACACAGTTAGTAAATTTGATGACTTATTTAATGAATAATGGCAAAAAAACAAACAACTCAAGAGAAAGCGACCGCTGCAGTACGCAAGTCGTTTAATTTAGGCAATTTTAAGAAAAAGAAAGGTTTCGCTAATGCTTCTGTAAAGTTTAAGGAGCAAGGTTGGATACCTCTATCAAAAGCTTTTCAAGATATAACATCTTTACCAGGCATTCCTACAGGACATATTACCTTACTTAGAGGTCATTCTGATACGGGCAAAACTACTGCTTTAATCGAAGCAGCTGTAAATGCTCAAAAGATGGGTATTTTACCTGTTTTTATTGTAACTGAGATGAAATGGTCTTGGGAGCATGCTAAAGAAATGGGATTAGAGTTTGAAGAAGTAAAAGATGATAAAGGTACAGTTATTGATTACGAAGGTCATTTCTTATATGCAGACAGAGGACAACTTAATACTATAGAAGAAGTAGCAGTTTATATTGCTGATCTTATGGATGAACAAGCAAAAGGTAACTTACCTTACGATATGTGTTTCTTCTGGGATAGTATTGGATCAGTTCCTTGCGATCTTTCAGTTCGTTCTAATAAGAATAATAATGAATGGAATGCAGGAGCTATGTCTACTCAGTTTGGTAATAATCTTAATCAAAAGATTCTATTATCTAGAAAAGAAAATTCTCCGTATTGTAATACTTTAGTAGCTATTAATAAGGTATGGACGATGAAACCTGAATCTCCTATGGGTCAACCTAAATTACAGAATAAAGGAGGTATGTCTATGTGGTACGATGCTACATTAGTAGTTACATTTGGTAATATTACTAATCCAGGTACCTCTAAAATAAAAGCTATAAAAGCTGGTATGCAAGTAGAGTTCGCTAAACGTACTAATGTACAGGTAGAAAAGAACCATATTGGAGGAGTACAATCAAGAGGTAGAATAGTAATGACACCTCATGGATTTATTCCCGATGATAAAAGAGAAATCGATAAATATAAGGATGATCATAAAGAACACTGGTTAAAATTAGTTGGATCAGTAGATTTTGATTTAATAGAAGAAGGAGATTTAGAAGAAACTCCTATCACTCCTAATATTTTAGATTAATGGCATACGACGATATTCTAAAGAATTTAAAGGAGACCCCACCCCGAGCTGAGAATGATCATATCTTGATCATTGATGCGATGAATACCTTAATCAGGTCATTCTCGCTGCTCAAAGCGATGAACCCATCAGGCTCCCATATTGGTGGCTTGGTAGGGTTTCTTCGTTCCTTAGGATTTGTTACTCGTACATTTGATCCTACTAGAGTTATAATAGTATGGGACGGAAAAGGAGGTTCAGCAAATAGAAAGAATATTGATCCTAACTATAAAGCACAGAGAGCTACTAGCAGAATTACTCACTGGGGACTGTATGATACTAAAGAAGAAGAAACAGAAGCATTAATAGGACAGTTATATAGAACTCAAGACTATTTAGATTGCTTACCAGTGCATCAATTAGTATTAGATAAACTAGAGGCTGACGATATAATGGCATGGATTGCTAAAAAAGCATCTATTTCTAACGTTAAAAAATGCACTATAGTTTCTTCTGATAAAGACTTTTTGCAATTAGTGGATGATACAGTTGAAGTATATGCCCCTATAAAAAAGAAAATCTTTACTAAGGATAATATATTTGATGAACTTAAAGTATTACCAGAAAATTACAATATAGTAAAGGCCCTCTTAGGTGATAACTCAGATAATTTACAAGGAGTAAAAGGGTTAGGTATTAAAACTGTAATAGCTGAATTTCCTAAACTACTTACTGAAAAAACTGATTTTGATTACATCTATAAAATTGCAGAAGAAAAATTAGAAGGTAAAAAAATATTTGCTAAAATAATTCATAATTGGAATAAAGTTATGACTAACTTTGAACTAATGAATCTACATGAATCAGTTTTAGACGATAAAGAAAAAGAATATGTTAACTCAATTCTTTCATCAGTTAAACCAGATCTTCAAATAGGAGCGTTTCTACGTTTATTAGAACAAGATAAAATAGAAGGTATTACTAAAAATACAGAAGGATGGTTAGAGAATTTTAGAGGGTTAACCACAGTAAAATGAACTATAAAACATTAATTTTTGGATTGCTATTATTTTTAGTAGCACAGTCTTTAGCTTGGTTTCAAAC